ATCACCTGTAATATCAACACCATCAGAACTTGTTTCAAGTTTTTTTACATTATTGTGATATAGATTTACAGCACCATCATTAATAGCGTAAATCATATTTTCACCAGTATCACTTTGTAATCTTATAGCTCCAGCACTTTTAATATATAAACTACCTGTGCCAGTTTCATCTATATAGCTATTGCTACCATCGTGATATATTTGTAAATCACTACCTGTGCCTAATAAAATTTTGTTATTATCAGGTAAAAATATAGAATTTTCAAAATTAATGGCCATTGAAAGGAATTTTTACAAATATACGAATTATATTAAAAGATAATTCTTTTAATATAACTCGTATTTGTAATTGTAATTATAGTACCTCTACTACAAGAACTTTTAATACATCTGATCCTAAATCAGCTGCTGTTTTAATTGTAACATTATCAGTATCAGTATGAATTACTTCAACATATGTTTGCTCATATGGAGAAGCATTGTCATATACATACACCATAACATCTCTTGTTCCTAAGTTGTGATTTACAGTATATGGTGAAGTTCCTGTAATTGTAGTCTTAAAGTTATAATTTGTATTTATACAATTTGCTACCGCAGTACAGAAGTCTGTAATTTGTGATGCTGTAATAGCTATTGTGTTTTCAGACATTGCTGTCACAAAACCTTTTGCATCAACTGTTGCGCTTAATGATTTAGTTACACCACCATAAGAAGCAGCAGTAACTCCTGAATCGTCTATAGTAACGAATCCATTTGCTGTTACTCCAAAGTTTCCTGAATCAAATCCGCAGACCCCTTTATTAGTTGCACCATCAGTTGCTCCTGCTCCCGCAATGTTTTCGTCTGCAATAACAATAGTATAATCTGATTTTGCTGGAGATGAACTTGCTGAAATATTACTATTTGCAAAAATTAAATCTCCTGGCTCAAGAGCTGTACTAAAGAAAGCACTACCAGCCACACTTACTACATAAAAGTCTCCTTGATTTAAAGCTACGTTAGCAGCTCCTGATAATGCTGGTGAGTTTGTGTTTGCATTATATGCTCCTTGAAATGATCCAACACCTGCAACTTGTGATAATACATACCCTTTTGAAGCAGCATCTGTAGAAGCTGATGGTGTTGCAGGTACTGTTACTTGTCCTCCGAATGAAGACTGACCTGTTCCATCAACTACTAATTCCCCAGTTACAGTTAAGTCATTACCTATAGTTACATCATCTGGTAAACCAATAGTAATATCACCACCGTTACCAGTAGATGGAGTTGTAATTGCAATTTCGTTTGTTGTTCCTGAGAATTTAGCTGTTGTTGTTGAACCACCAGATGAACCAACTAACGATAATGTAGATTCGTTTGAAGATACAGCCCCAACACTTAAAGCATAATTAGCATCAGTATTAGTTACTGTATTTGTTATTGTTACCGCCCCCGTTGAGCCACTAACACTAATTCCAGTTCCGGCTACGGCTGAAGTTACACCTGTATTGGTAAATGTTACTGCGCCAGTTGCCCCACTAACACTTATTCCTGTACTTGCTACTGCTGATGTAACCCCTGTATTTGTAATTGTAATTTCATCTGTAGCTGTTCCTGCTTCTGTAGATATTCCTGTTCCTCCTGCTATATCAACTGTATTACCATTAGATATAGTTTGACTGGAACCTGAATCTCCAGATAAAGTCCAAGAATAACTTTCTGCACTTGGCATTGTAATAGTTTCTACATCTACCGCTGTAACGTGACCTGTAGCGTTAGTTGTAACACTACCAATAACATCAAATGTTCCTCCATATCCAGGCGAAGCTGAACTTGTGGTATCACTTCTTGATGTAGCATCGTGATTTAAAGTTACAGTTCTTGATGATTCAGCACTTGTTAAATATGTTCCTCCAGCAATATCTACTGTTTGACCATTGCTTACTGTTGAACTTCCCGAATCTCCTTGAATTGTCCATGAAGACATTGATCCAGAAGAACCACTGGATGCCGCAGTAATACGACCTTGCTGGTCAACTGTAATACTTGCTAAAGTATAAGAGCCTGGCGTAACAGCTGTATCATCCAGAGTAATAGTTAAATCGTCAGTTGCACTTGCTGCTGTTGTTAAACCGGTACCCCCTACAAATGTAGCTGTGTTACCATTAGTAATACTTTGAGAACCACTGTCTCCTGCTAAAGTCCAACTATCCATAGACCCTGTACCTCCAGTATATGCAATAGTTACTGCCCCTGTAGCACTGGAAACACTAATGTTTGAACCTGCTACCGCAGAAGTAACACCCGTATTTGTAATAGTTAGTGTATTTGGGGTAGCAGACGCAACTGCTGTACTTATTCCAGTGCCTCCTGTAAAGTCTACTCTAAGTCCATCTGTTATATCAACCGCTGATCCTGAGTCAGCCTCTAAGCTCCATGAAGTATATGCTCCAGCTGGAGTTGCCCAAACATTATCCCCTCTAAGGAAGGTAGTGTTACTCGGTGTACCACTTGCTGATAAGTCAATAGTACCCATAGTAACTGCTCCAGTAGCTGCCGAGTTTGTTGTACCTGCCGAAATAAATGTTCCGTTAGCATTAGTAAACGATGTTACACCTAATGTTGCTGTACCACTTGCAGCAGCAGTTACAACTCCTTGTGCATTAACTGTAATAGTAGCATGAGTGTATGTGTTGGCTGTAACACCAGAATTTGGCATATCAACAGTTATTGTACCACTACTTGTAATAGGTGAACTTCCTATTGTAAAGTAGTTACTTGATATACCAACAGACGATACA